ACCAACAGTTCCTGATATATCATAACTATCACATCCAAAAGAACCAATATGTGTATTCCCTGGAAACTTATTGCTTCCTTTTGATATAACATTATTAGTTAAGCTTTCAGGTGGCGTCCAAGATATATAGAATCTCCCTTTATTGTCAGGCGCCCATATAACCTCTGTATCTCTCTGTCCGTTTTTCCAATGAAAAGACCCTCTGGTAATCAAGCTTTTAATAGCAAAAGAATCATTGTAATCTATTTGCTCATATATTTTAGTTAAGTTAAATATGGTATTTTTAGATTCGTCTCTAAAAGCATGTGATTCTGTTCTTGGGAATTGTCTGTAATATTCATTCAAAGCGTCTGGGTCTTTTTTTAAGCTTTCTACTTCATTCTCCCAATAATTAATTACACCCTGAGTTATGTATTCTCCATCAATACCTTTAACTTCTTGTTCTGGATTGTATAATACTGCATGACCATATATATCTATGAAACCTTCCATATTATACTCCATTGGTATAAACAAATTATATAATCCGCTTTTTGTTTGACCATTAGAGTTTCTTTCATTTGGTGCAGAATCATAGAATAGTTTTTTAAAGTTTTCGCCACCTTTATCCAGTGCGTTTGATGTAGAACCCATCATACACTTACCTATAACCTTACTACCCAACCTCAAACATGTTTTTGTAACACGCCAATTATTAAGTATATTATCTGGTTTTTCCCACTTACCACTTTCATCGTGCACTAAAAGTTTTAATTTTTCTCCGTCATAAGAGTTATCTCCTGTGTTCTTCCAATCTATTGTAGTATCTAAGCCTTGTAACTCATTTGTAACACCTGTATTACTAATCGACTTTCTGGTTAATCTTGAAGCAGGAACTCTATAAGCGAGTTCTGATTTAGGTCTATCCATACCATCTTGTATAGGTTTAAAGAAAAATGGGTAGTTAACTGAAATAGGGACTACTTTATCTGTAAACATTTTTTTTGCATCCATACCAGATTTACTTAAAATACCAAATCTACTATCTGATGATATTGTTGCGAGATTTACAGATTCGCCTGATGACATAAAAGAAAACCCAGAACGCCTGTTTTTTAGATAACACATTCCATAACACCTTTCATCAGCTTTACAAGCCTCCCAGTATATATAAAATATTCTATTTGATTCCCTAAACTCAGGTTTACCTACATCAATCTTTGTCCATTGAAGGTACATATAGTGAGAACCAGTAATGTACGTTGGAACTCCTTTATTGTAAAACCAATAACCTTTTTCTCTTTTTTCAAACTCAGACTCTATGTATGGTAACCACCTTTCTTTAAAATCTTTTGCCATTTCATTCCAAAGAAAAATAGTGTGAATTGATTTTAGTTGTTTTGGATAATTTTCCGACACCCAGTGCTGCTCTTGCTTTTGCGTCGCATTCTTGAAAATCGTGTCGGGTTTTTTAGGAAGTGCAATTTTTAAATTGTTTATCATCACAATATCCCCTATTGTTTTATCTTTTGATATAACAACAAAATCATACTCACTATTATAACCATAGTCCCATATCTTTTTTCTTTTTATTTTTTCTGGAACTACGTCGTGTAGTGTAACAATTATATTATTTAGACCGTCTTTCTGCAAATCCTCCTGTTAATTTCTTTTTTTCATCTGGGTTCTCAAGCATATTCTTTTCCATTTCTATTTTACTTAAAATTTCAAAGGCATCGAAAATTGCTAATTTCTTTGTTGCTGCAGCATTTTTTAATCTATCTGCTGCTAATTCGTCTTCTGGGTCTGGTTTTATTATTTCTTCTTTTGCAACTTTTATTAATTGCTTCACCGCTTCATGACCAGCTTTAATTATTTCTTGTTTTACTTTTTTAGAATCTGTCATAATTTAAGTTTTTCTATTCCCCAATCTTTTCCTATTTTATTTAAAGTTTCTTTTAAAGCTTTGCTTTTAATAGAACGCCATACTCCTTTATAATAACACGCATCTATAACACACTCAGACAAGGGAATATCTCTTGTATCATCTCCATAAGTGTGTGTAGCATAAAGAACAATGCTTTTTTTTGTATGCCAACTATCACACAACCTTTCTAATAAAAGCCTTTGACCCAAAGGTATTTTACTCCCTTTCTTTTTTGCCTCAATCAATATTAAAGCTTTATTGTCAAACTCTAAAACAGCATCTATGTCTGTTGGATGTATTTTTCCATTCTCAACGCCAGTAAAATCTAGGCCTTGTTTTGTCTGGTTACTATTTCTTATAAGGCTATCCATAAAGTTAATTTAAAATAGTACATATATCGTTTGTTCTCATTCTATATAATTTTTCATCATTTATCGTAAATTCATACTCGCTATCCTTTCTGAAATTCACTTTAGTTCCATTTTGTACACCTTTTGTACACAATGTTTTATTTGTGTAAACTACCACACCAGTGTTATCTTCATAACCTTCCTCGTGCAAATATTTGTTTTCTAATTCTATTGGTTTTACAAAACAATATTCATCTACTGATAACCACTCTTTACCATTGTGATAAAGATAAAATTGTTGAGGCTCTATAATATATAGGTCTCCTTTAAAAAAGTTTGGCGACTTCCTTGGCCTTCCTTTCATATCATAATATATACGAAATACATTATGATGTACTATTAATACATCTCCAGCTTTTATATCTCCCTTATAGTATGTGGGAGTTTGAACAACCTCTGCAAACCTATTAACATGCATATGGTTTGAAAGAGAACTGTTCACAATCATTGGCTGACCAGCCAGGGTAATTTTATTTGTGTAGTATTCTCCCTTTGCTTTTATTATAAAATAAAAAGGGGACTTCATTAAAAATCTATATTATACTCTATGGAAACAGGCATGTTTTTATTAAACATCTTCCACATTTTCACCTCATCATGCCTTTCAATATATATATAATAACAATCTGTGTTTACATCAAGGTCAATAAGGTGAATTTTATATTGACCATTTAAGACAGGTTGCCCTACTATATAGTGCATTGAGCTTCCTTTGTAGTCTGCTCCTATAGATATTTTACGTATTAGATTCATTGGTGTCTAGTTCTAATTCTCCCGTATCGAGATTTAAAGAACCTTTACCATGCTTTTCTTCCAGGCCTGTCATAATAGTTCTCATTTCTTGACCCTTACCCAAAAGGTTTGCAGTAAGCTCAAACTTTTGTGCTTCTAACATACCAATGTTAAGTTGAGCTTGTTGTTGCTCTCCTCTTAATTCTTTTAATTTGTCTACGATTTTTTTGTCAATGGATATTGACGTTGGTTTTTTCTTTGCCATTATATTAAATTTAGATTATAAAATACAAATATAGTAAATTATTGCTTGCTTTCTAAATCTTTAACTTTAGCTGAAAGCTCTTGCACTGCTTTTATTAAAACAGGAACTAACTTACTGTAATCCATTTGCATCATTTCGTCTGAAGATGGGTCTCCATCTACTGCATTAGGCACAACATCTTTTGCTTCTTGAGCATATAATCCGTAGTCCCTACCTAACTCCTCGTACCACTCAGGTCTATCTTCTTCTGGTAAATCTATCCACTTAAAGTCATAAGGCTTGAATTGTTCTATAAGACTTAATCCATCAAAATCTTTTGGGTCTTCTTTAAGTCTAGCATCAGAAGAAGTGTAATATGCAACACCTGCTGCCCTACCACTAATCTTTCCTCTAATTGCATTTGCTGCCCCTGTAGCAAAAGGGCTTGCTCTAAATGTTACAAGAGCTTGATAACTAGTGTTAGCATCTAATGAATAATGTTGTATTCTCAATGCTTCTGCTGAAGTAGAGGAAGAAGCTTGACTATCTCCGTAATTGTGATATAATAAGCAAGTTGCTTTTGTGTCATTGTAACTTGAGTAAACCCTCAGCATTTCACTAGTATTTACACTATCTCCTGTTCCATTTTGTATTATGGTTTTACCTACTGTGCCAAAGTTAATTGTTCCATTATCTTTTATCTCCAGTCTAACATTTTGCTCCATGTTAGCCTCAGTTGTTCCTTGGGTTATTTTAAACGAACCTCTATCTGTTTCCCCAGAACTACCAAACATACCCAATTGTACAGTTTTACCAGTACCAGTATGTTTAAAGTGTAGCCCATCACCTGTGTCTCTACTGTCAAGAAATACAACTTTTTTATTCGCTGCAACATTAGTAGTAGATGAATTTAGGTATGTTGTACCACT